AAAAGAGACTCATTTTAAAAGTCTCTTTTTTGTTGAAATTTGGTGCCGTAGAAGGGACTTGAACCCCCACGGTGTTGCCACCAACGGATTTTGAGTTTTATATAAATAGAATTAGTATAATTTTTCATATGTAAATTCAATTGTACCGTCTTCTTTTATTTCATATTTCATGTTTATTTCATTGAAAATACGTAATAATTCAATTCTAAATTCATTATTTGTTATATTTAATTCGTTGCTTTTTGAATTTAAAGAATTTGCTAATGTATAATCGTATGAGTTAGTTTTTAATTTTATAGCAATTTCAAATTTATCTTTAAGTAAATATAATTTTTTTATATCTAATTTATGTAATTTTGTTTCAATATCTTTTGGTTTATAATTGTTAATTTCATAAATTAATGAATTTATATTATTAAGCTGTTCATTGTACTGTGTAGCAGTATAATATTGAAGAGCTTCAGGAGTTATCATATCTATGTTAATTAAAAAAATGTTATATATTTTTTCAGTAAATTTATTGTGATATGTTCCAACCTGAAATTGATCTGTATCATTATCTGTGTATATAGCTTTTTTAATTAAATTACCGCTTATTATTTTTTCTCTTAAATTAGTGTTATTTGGAGAAAAAATATCTATAATTAAAAGGATAATTAAAAAAATAATAAGAATTTTATATGTATAAATTTCTTTGTATGGTTTATATTTGCTGTAGTCAGTATCATCATAATAAGAATTAGAATTTCTGTATTTTATGTTTTTTATACTTCTTTTTATTCTGTATTGTTTGTGAAAATAATCTATAAAAAGTAATATCACAATTAGCAGCAATAAAATTTCTTTCATAATTATCCCCCGTCAGTAAAAATTTAAATATATAATTTTACCTTTTTTAATTATGCTAAGTTTGTTTTGTCGTTTGTGTATTTACTTTCTTGCTCTGCTATTCTTTCATCTATGTAAGTTTCAACTTTTCCTTTATTTCTTTCAGTAAGAATTTTATATTTTTCTAGAATGTTTATTTCTTCTTCAGATAAATTAGATAATTCTTCTTTACCTGTTATAATCCAGTTTATAGATGCTTCTAAAATCTGCGATAAAGAATATAAATTTTCTAAAGAAGGATTATTAACATTGTTTTCATATTTACTTAGTGTTCCATTTGGAATGCCTGTTAAATTTGATAATTCAAGCAATGTTAATGATTTTTCTATTCTTTTTTGTTTTAACCTTTGTCCAATTTCCATGAAAAATACTCCTTATTTTTTATTCTTTTTAGAATAATTTTACTTGACATTCTTCTTTTTAGAAGATATAATAAATTATGAATACAAATTCGACACAAGAAAATGCTTGCATGTACACAATTATAACACAAAATTTGTAAATATAAAATAAAAAAAATCTAAAGGGAGAGAAAACCGAATGACAAAAATAACAAAGATATCAAAAGAAGTTAGAGAAGGTGTAGAAAATCAACAAGCAATATTTGCAGCTTTGTTTTATGACTGTAACGAGAAGAAGACAGCTTATGTCTTCGCAGACGGTCATTTATTAGAAATAATTTTCGAATAAGAAGGGAGAGAAAACCTAATGAAAAAAGAAATGATAAGAGTTTCATTGAAAAGAGAAAGAAGTATTACATATAAAATTAAACTAAAAGGATGAAAATATGCGGTCTCCTCGAAACGTACTAAAGACAATTAGAATTCCAGAAGAAACCTTCGAGGTGATAAATAACTTTGAAGGTTCCACCTGGAACGATAAAATAAATAACTTTTTAGATTTTTATATTCAAAATGAGTTTGAATATAAAAAATACTTAAAAGAATTAGAACTGCAAATACAAGATAAGCAGCAGCTTTTAGATGATTTTAAGTTAAAAATATCAAAATTTCAAGATTTGTTAAAATAGGAGTTGAAAATATGGATAAATCAATTGATTTTTTAACCTATTTCGACAATTACAAATGTACATATACATGTGACGAGGACCGTCAAACAGAATGCCAGTATGCTGGATACGAATGTTTGAATTGTAGTTATTTTAAGAAAAATTAAAATGCTTTGACAGCTGCAAGGAAAATGATGCTGTAGCAGCTTTCAAATAAAATAGGTTTGCCGGATTCCCTTTAAAATCCGGATATTAAAAAAAGGGAGAAAAAACCATGGAAAAAATAATAATTTTACATGCAAAAACTTATGATTTTGAGGACAAGCAATCAGGTAAAAAGATAAGCGGATTAAAAATAGCTTATATTTTAGGTGATGATTTAGAACCTTTGAAGGTAGATGATAGTGAACGAGGATATTCATTTGTTGAATCCTCTATGCCTTTAGAACTTGCTGCAAAAATAATTGCTGTCCCTGGTGTTTATGATGCAAAATTTATAAGCACCGCAAATGCAAAAAAACAAATAGTGCAAAAACCTGTAGACTTGACATACATTTGTACAGTTCCAGAACTGTTTGTTAAATCCTCTTCCACCTCTTCTAAATAGCAATATGGCCATGCCAAAAGCATGGCTTTACTGCTATAAAATAAAAATTTTAATTAGGAGTCTTTAAAATGATACACGAGGAAATTAATATAAATTTTTTAGATGAAGTTGATCCAGTAAGGATTAAATATATTTCTGCTCATTTCAGAGAAATATGTGCATACGCTTTTGGTTATGGTGATTTTGAAAGTCGTGGCAGATATTTAGGTTTTATTATTGCTTTGGCTTTCTGCGGTTTTATATCAAAAGACGAACATCTTAGATTAATGGCTTATATTAAAGACATAAAACCATTTTTAAGCGACTTTTATGAAAAATAATCCCAAAAGCCAGGTTGAACCAAAGGTTCAAGAGGGCCGGCTAGGCCCTATAAGCCCAGGGTCCGAAAAGGCTAAACGAAGAGAAACCTTCCAAGCCGGGAACGGAGTACCCCGGCACGAAACATTGGCTATAGCAATGAGCCAACAAGGCGAAAAACCATTTACATTTGAAAAAGTAAGTTATAAGAAAATGTAAATATAAAGACAACCTAGCGGACCACCCTAAGAGATAATAAGTACCTAGATACTAAGATAACCTATAACTTATATATAAACTAATTCTCGCGATAACAAAAAAACAAAAACTTATTACCAATAAAATAAGTCGAGGTAAGGCTATGGTTTTGACTAAGCAAAATAGGCGAACACTTATTATATATAGATAAAGAAACGCCTGCCATGCGCAGCAGGCAGGCGTTAACTATATAAAGGCATAAAATTAAATTATTACAAAAGCCCTTATGAAAACTAATTAAAAAAACTTACATATTTTAAAAAAACCATGCCGGAGCGAGACCGCCGGGTTTGACGGGTGGGCAAGGCGAAATAGGCGATTAAGAAAGCAGCTGCTTTCTTTGGTGTAGGAGATTTAAAGAGGAAAGGCATCGGGAATAGTTCAAAAAGAGTTCCTCTTTCAAAATATAAAGGAGCTATTATGAAAGAAATATGTTCAGAACGCTTAAAAATAGCAATAAAAGTAATGGTTAAAGAAAAATGTTCAAATTGTTGTGATAACGGTTTTTGTTTGCTTAGAAGATACTATCTTTTACTTGATAATCCAGGTTCAAAAGATTTTTATAGATTAAAAAAATGTTTGTTTTACAAACAGATACCTGTTGAGGTGAAAAATGAAAAAACAAATAATTAAAATAATAAGTTTTGTATTTGTAATTTTGTTTATTTTATTTACTCCCATATATACATATTTTCAATCAAATGATGCTTATGCATTAGGAATTGCTATTTCAAAAGAATTGGAAAAGCAGACTTTAATCCCTTTGCTGATTTCAGCTGGTTTGGTGTTTAAAAGTCAAGAAGCTGTTGAGGAAACTTATGAGCGTCTTGATGATTTTCTTGCAAGTTTAGGACCTGGTTTTGAGTTACCTACTCCCGACCCAGAAGACCCTAAAGAAACCTTACTTGATGCTCTAAAAAAGTTAGCAAATAGTAAAGTTACATGGGGACCTCTAACAGGTTCTTATAATAAAATTGTTGAAGTATCAGCAGGTTTATGGATGCTTGTTAAACAATGGGTAGATGAAAATTTTAATGAGGGAGAAAATATAGTAAATATTAATAATAATCCTATTTATTATACTTTAGTTACTAGGACTGATTTAGCAGGTAGTAATAGAGTTTACGTTTCTTATAATATTGGTGATAACGCTTATGTTACAATTTATATGTTAGATGGTAGTTATTTTGGTCCATTACAATTGACTAAAATAATTTATAATACCACTACGTATTTTATTAATAATAAAAATATTGTTTCTTTACTTTTTTCTAGTGGGGGTGGTCATAGTTATATTAATTATGATTATTTTGATTATGCTATATATGAAAATTTTGGTGGTTCTGAAATTACTGAACAATCATTAGTGATTGGAGAAAAAGATATTGTTGATAAACCAAATTTTGATTGGAATAATCCTAATACAAATTCTAAAATAATTACTTTACCTGTTAAAACTGATGCACAAGGAACTCCTGAGGTTGATACAGAAGGTTATCATATCCCTGCTGTTGACACTGAGTATTGGGTTGATAAAGAACCTTATGAAATTATTGAATCAGACCCTTCTGGTATCCCTGAACCTGAACCGGGTGAAGATACTGAAACCGGAATTTTAAACATGTTAAAGAATTTTCTTTATTATTTTCAAAATATTTCTAAGAATGTGTCTGATATAAAACAAAATACTGATGCAATTGCAGAAGGCAGCGGAAATGGTAACGGTAATGATACCGAAGTCCCCACAGGCTTTGAATGGGGGGATTTTAAAAAGTTTTTTGACATAATAATGATATTCATTTATTTCATAGTTATTTTAATTTTAATTTTAGTAAAACTTTTAACTTTAGTATTTACCGGACTTGTTAATATTCCCGCTAATGCTGCTTTGTTTAATCAATATCCAACCATTTTAGCAGGTGTTAATTACCTTAAAAGTCTTAAGGTTGGTGGTTTGTCAATAACCGTTCATCAGGCCTTTGAATATGTGTTTACTATATTTTTCTTTATTTTCATCATAAAACAGATACGTAAACTTTATGATAGTTATGTTTATGAAGAAAATGAAAGAAATAGGACTGCTTTAAAGCAGCGATAAATGTGTTGAGGTGAAAAAATGATATTTGATTTTTTTGATAGTCTATCAAGGTTTTTCTCTGTATTTGGAACTATATTAAATTTTTTTACAGAAATAAAAATCACCTTAGAAGGTGTTTTAACAACAATAGATACATTTGATTTTTTAACAGTTGTTTCACCTTATATAGGGACTATAAGATATGTTTCCGGTGATTTTGTTTTCTTGACATTGGCAAGAACTTTACAGATTGGATTATTTCTATTGTTGGTTAAAACTATGTATCAGCTTGTAAATATAGTTGTAAATTCATTCTTAGTACAAAAACCATTATCTATAGTTAAAAAATTTGTTGGTTTATAAAAGCTTATAGCTTTTAAATAAATAAAAAAGGAGTTATTCTCATGAAAAACAGATTAGCTAAAAAAGATTTTTTTAATCGTTGTAAATTGTCAGCGGCACAGAAAGTATTTACTTTTACTACAGGTTTTTCTGCTTTTGCTGTACAAGCTTTTGCAACAGAACCAACTTTAACATTTAACTTTGATCCTGCTGAAATGTTCAGTTGGACAAATGTTATGTTATCCGCACTTATGCCTGTATTGTATATCACATTAGGTATAAGCCTGGCATTCATTATTATAAATGCACTGAAATATGCATTTAGATAATGAATACAAAGGGAGCTAGTCTCCCTTTTTTTACAAAAAAATCAATAAAAAATATGAAAAGAGGTGTGAAAATGAATACAGTTTTACTTTATGTAATTATCGGATTCCAGGTTGCACAGCTATTTGTGCTTATAAGAGGTGCTAATAATGGAAACTGAAATTGTAGAAGTTATTGAAACAGTTACAGAGTCAGCACCAATTGAGTTGATGCCAATTGTTGCTCTTATATGTGCCGTATATGTAGTTTTTAATTTGTATTTTCTCTTTGAGAAATTCAGGATTAAGGAGTAACTATTATGGATGTTTTATTGGAATTTGTTTTTTATTGTGTTGTTTGCCTGGTGTTTTCTGATTTAGCATTTTACATAATCAGAAAGGTTTTAAGGTTTTCTGAAAGTCTTATAAATACAAAATTTGATTTTGGAAAAATAAGAGTTAAGAAAGGATAAAAAATGGAAAGTATATTAGGTGGTATGGCAATAGGATTACCTATTGCCTATGGATTTGATTTCTTCTTTGATTATTTTTCAAAGTGTACAGATAATCCATTTATGGCTAATTTTTATGCCTTAATGGCATTAGGTTTAGTGTTTGGATTTTTTTTAGTATTATTACGTATTTCATTGTTTTTATTTAGTTTATTTACTGGTGGTAGAAGAATTATATGAGGTGATGATATGTTTATAGTTATTAATAATGATAAATTAACTTACAGAAAAACTCTGAAAGAGTTAAATAAAAAGCTTGGAACTGCTTTTAAGCAAGATGAATTTAAAAAGTATAATGCTGATTATATTCTTAATATATCTGATGAAGATTTAGATTTTAAGCGTGATGTAAATGAGCTTAGTAAAGTATTTGTAAGTAAGCTTTATAAGAAGGATGCTTCAACTTTCATCAATTATGCTTTTTATGTCATTATGCTTATAATGCTGCTTATTACATTAACAGGTGTTAATGGTATGTCTGGAATGATGAAGCAACTGGTTGATTCTATGAAAGCAGGTGTTTAATAATGGAATCTATTATTTCTGATTTTGATTCAATAATTTGTTTATTAAAACCGTTAGCTTTAGTTTTATTTCCTTTCATTTTTTCTATTTTATTTTTCAGTCTATTAGGTTTATTTGGAAGTATTTTTGAAGATATAGGAGACTGGATTTATCTAAGGAGGTATTTTAGATGATTGATTTTGAAAGAGAATTCAATGAATTCATTACTAATGGAAATAATTCTGATCCTGTGACCTCTATACATAGTTTATTCCCTAGTTTAAATGATGAGGAGATAAAAGTATACCTTCAATTAGATTTCATGGCAAATAAGTATAATTTGATGCCTATAAAGGCATTTCTAATGACTTATTCAAGTTATAAGCAGCGTAATAAGAATATGAATTTCTTCAATATGGTTTCGTTTAGGAAAACACTTGAAAGTTATTCTCTTGCCGAACATTTGAAGGGTGTAAAAATTGCAAGTCAGAATACAAGGAGTGAAGAAAAATAATATGAAAATATATATAGCTGTTTATGAAAATAGAGAAGCTTATAGAATAGAAGCTTCTGATAATGATTTAGCTTATGATAATGCAATTGATATTTCATATGATAAAAATATAAAATTATTAGATTTATATTCTTTAAGTTATAAAAATGATAAATTAAAAAGAATAGAAATATATGAGGTGTCATAATGGCAGGTTCTATAATGCTTTTTAGCGGTTTGCAGCGTAGCGGTAAAACATTGTTATCGGTTATTATAGCCGGATATTATCATAAGAAATTTAATATTCCTGTTTATACTAACATGAATATTTCGGAGTTTACAATAATAACTGAGCTTACTCAGATGCCCATTAATCGTGAGCCAAAAATTCTTTTACTTGATGAAGTTCACTTTTTTTTGAATAGCAGGAACTTCAAGCAGCAGGCAGATTATATATATTTTCTCAATACTATTTGTAAGAGAAATATATTGTTTCTTGGAACTACAATAACGCCTGACATGGTTGATAAGAATTTGAGGATTCAGCTTAATTATTTTGTACTTTGTAAAAAGGATAATAGAAAGCTCTATTATAAAATATTCGATATTCAGAATAATTCTGTTAAAGAGCTTCATTTCCTTCGTGACCAGGATTTATATAATTATCAGAAATATGATTCTGATGAAATCCCTAATATGTTCAAATTCAATATTGATGATTATATCAAATTGAATGAAAATAAATCTCATTTTGGTTAAAAAAAGTATCGGCCGTAAACTTTTTTGAAAGGAGTAAATTATGACTGTTTTAAAAAATGAATTGCTTCAAGGTTATACTGATAGAATTAAAAAATATGAAATAGAAAATTGTAATAATTATGTTTATATAGGTATGAATCTTGCTGAAATTCAATTTATGAATTTGCTTGAAGGTACCGAATATAAAAATATTAAGCATTATGCTTTAGATGAATTCGGTTATGAATCTACTAAAACATATGATTTAATCAATGTTTATAATAAATTTTTTAAAGAAGACCAGTATGGTTCCGTAAGTAGAAAATATTATAATAAATATTCTTTTAGGAAACTTGTAGTCATGCTTACTATGACAAATGAACAACTTTTGTTGTGTAAGCCTGATATGACAGTTAAGCAGTTGAAAGAACTTAAATTCAAAAAGTCCGCACGTGCGGACTCTGAAAGTATTGAAAATACTGAAAAGTTAAAAAATCAGATTCCTGGCCAAAATGTTATTTCTGGAATATTTTCAGGAAAAATTGAAAATGAATTTGATGAAAAACAGGAAACAATTATTATTTCTTCTCTCCCCCAGCAGCAGGAAGAAAAGAAACCGGAAACTAAAATAATTGTTGAAGTTAAACAAACTGAGCAAAACGATAGTTTTGTTCCTATTGAATCAAAAGAAGAATTCTATAAAAATCATTATTATGAAGCTTTGAATGAAATTAAAGCTTTAAAAGAAACTAATTTAGGTTTAATAAAAAATAATAAGTTTTTAGCTCATAGTTTAGATGAAAAATATAATGTAATTCAATATATTTATAATGAATTTAAATCTTTAAATCTTAAATCTACTGAAAAATTGTTGAATGAAATTAATTCTTTTTTAGTAGATAATAAGCTTCCTGAAAAAGTCAATTTTATGAAAAATGTTATATAGGTGATGTTATGAATATTTTTTTAGTTTTTATTTTGATTGTATTTATGATTTCAATCATATTGTTTGCACTTAGTGTATATGATTTAATTCAATTTTTAAATAGTTTTAAATAAAAAATTTTAAAAGATTTCATTTTTCGCACGTCGGGTACATAGTATTACCCGACGACAGTCTCATATACGAGACTTTTTGATAAAAAAGGGGTGATAAATTGATAGATACTGTTTGTTTTTTAACTCCTGTGATTCCGGCTTTTTATATAGAAAAAATAAAGCGGAATCTAAAAATTTATAGCTGTGTTGATTGTTCAACTGGAGAAGTTTTATATAATTTTTCAACTGGAGTTGTAAAAGGAAGTTATGATTCGAGTATAAATCTAAAGATTAATCAGGATAATTCAATTAAAATTACCTGTTCTATTCATAAAGTGTTGCTTGGTTATAATATTGCTTATGGTTCTGACAATTTGGTATTGTTGGCAAATTGTCTTAAAAAGATTCTTTATGATGCTTTGGAAGTTAAACTTCCTGATGTCATGACCTGGGAGCTTCTTCAAGTTGATTATACGTTGACTTTTAATCTTCATAGTCAAGATAATGTTGAACATTATATTAACTCTTTGAAAAATGCTGAATATGCAAGACGTAATGCAAAGCATTATAACAATAATGGTTTACAGGTTCCCGGAGCTACTACAGTAATTAAATTTTACAATAAGCAAAAAGAATTTTTGGAACATGATTATAGTAAAATTAAAAAGGTAGTTGGACAAGCATCTGCTGACAATCTTTTGACTTTGGCAAATGGATTGCTTAGAATTGAGGTTTCCATTAGAAGCCGTAAACTTAAGCAGATTTTTAAGAAGACTGTTTATAGGAAGGAGATTTATAAGCTTTATAGAAAAGCTGTAAATGAATTTGGAATTCAAAGTGTACAAGCTCAAAATACAACAAAGTTTTTTGAAAAAAACAAAGTAACCTTAAAAGACTTTCAAATCGAAAAAATTATAAAAATTTGGGAAAGTGAGGTTTTGAAAGTGATAAAAGATAGAAAAAATGTTGTGTTAGTTAATAAAGATAATTTGGTATTAGATAGATTAAATGAATTATTTTCTACAAGGAAAGTAAGTTCTCTTTATTCCTTCTGGACTTTACTGAGTACCAGAGGTGAAGCTTATGTAAAAACTGTTTATAAAAAGCCTACTTTTTATAGGCTTCGTAAAGATTTGGTTGCTTCCGGTATTAGTTGGAAGGATACAAATATATATATTCGTACTGATCATAATGTTATCAATTTTGTTCCTTCTTTAGATAGTCCTTATCTTTATGACTTAAATAAGCCAAATCTTGATATGAAAGAACGAATTTATAACCTTTTGAGAGGTGCTTAATATGAGCAGATATTTTGTTGATTATGAAGCTGAAACAATTATCATAACATCTGATAGTTTGAAGGAATATGATGTTCATCCTGAATTATTAGATTTGTTAGGAATTGAAATTGGTGAAACAGATTTCAATAAATTAGATTCTCTAGGTTTTGTAGTTTTTAAAGGAATTCGTGATGATTATATAGGTGTTTAATATGAATATACCTGTTGATAAGTGCCCTTTTTGTGGTAATGATAAAGAATTTTATACAAAAGATTATATTTTCGGTTCTTCTTGGTTCATTTATAATTTTAATGATGAGATAGAGTCTGATAATTCTAGTATGTATGATAATTTGTCTCATAAGCCTGGAAAATTTGCTTATTGTTGTAAATGCAATAGAAGAATTTTTAAATTAGAAGGTGATTAATTTGTTAGTGCAAGAGTTTTTAAATAATTGGATTAAGACATATGGTAAATATAATTTAAAATTAACTACTAGAATTGAATATGAACGACATATTAATCAGTATATCAATCCACGTATTGGATTGATAGAATTACCGAATTTAAAACCTATTGTAGTTCAGAATTTGTATTATGAACTTTTAGAATCCGGTCGGCAACGTGGAGATATTACTAAACCTTTGAATGCTAAAACAGTACTACAAACACATAGAATTTTGCATAAAGCATTTAAAAATGCTGTTCAACTTGAATTAATTAATTCTAATCCTGCTGATAGTGTTGAGCTTCCTAAAACTAAGAAGTATAAATATATTATTATTACTGGTAATGAATTAAAGCAATTCTTGGAATCTTTTAAACCTTCTATTGTATATAATGCTGTTTATCTTGCTGTGTTATTAGGTTTAAGACGTGGCGAAATGTTAGCTTTAAAGTTTAAAGATATTGATTATCAGAATAAGTCAATTTTTATTGATAAAAATCTTGTATATGCTCGTGGAATAGTTGAAATTGATACAACTAAGACTGAGGCAAGTGAAAGGCATATTATGCTTTCAGATGAAATTTTGGATTTTATAAAAAATATTTATGAATCTGAAAATTGTACTCCGGAAGATTATATAATACGTAATTTAAAAGGTCGTCAATATAGGCCTGGTAGTTTTTCAAGAGCTTATACTTGGTTTAGAGATTCAAGAAATTTAAAGAAAGTTAGATTTCATGATTTAAGGCATATTCATGCAACTGTGCTTTATCAAAATGGAATAAGGCCAAAAGTTATACAAGAACGTCTTGGACATAGTACTATAGTAACTACAATGGATATATATACTCATTTATTTAAAGAAGACCAAAGTCAAGCAGCCCAAGTAATTTCAAAGATTATATTGTTTGATGATTTAATAGAAGAAAATTTTTATAATGATGATTTAAGAAATGAATTACTTTCAGAGGAATAATATTAGTCCAGGATTTTCTTACGGATTTTTTGAATTTCAAAAAATATAAAAGAGACTTATTTTAAAGTCTCTTTTTTGTTGAAATTAAGTGCCGTAGAAGGGACTTGAACCCCCACGGTGTTGCCACCAACGGATTTTGAGT